TTGGTCACAGTGCCAAACACCTGTAAGCCATTGCCGTTCACGCTGCGATCTTCTTCGGCTAGGCGTACTGAGATGTTGTCTACGGTTGTCTGCTGACCAGAAACAGTACCCCCACCCTGCAAGCTAAAGAATGTTGTGGTAGATGTAGCCACAAAATCTAGTGCAATAGTCGTGTTCGACAAGAAGCCAGATGCACCTATGTTTCCTGAAGACGCAGAGGTTCCAATTAAAATCCTAGATGTAATGCCCGTAACATCACAAGAAGCAACGTACCTTTTACCCACTACAGTGGTAATACTTTGATACACAGAAGCGTTTGACCCAGTGACTTGCTCCAAAATTGCAGAGCCACTTGAGTAAGTGAAAGTCCCATTTGAGGTGACTGTCCACCCAGAAACATCACTATCAAACGTACCATTCGTCACCAACTCACTGCCAGTAACGTCAGTATCATCCGTGTCGGACAAGGTGGCGAGTTTGATGTCGCCGTTCATCCAACCTGTGTTGTAGGTGGAGGTAATATAAGCACCTGCATTTTCGTTATTAATTTCAGATGTTTCTAAGATAGCTGTTAATCTGCTATTAAAACCTGCGGCAAGGCCATAATCTGTGGGCGTTGCATCTATTACATTTGCACCTGAGTTTGTGTACGTTATGGGGTTTAAAACAACAGCAGAATACGCTAGAGTGCCAACTAGCGTTTCATAGACACGTTCACTATTACCTCGCCAGTTACTAAATGTTTCGTCAGACGAAGGTATACTATCTACCACATAGTTGTAATATTGTTGTTGACCACCACTATTTTGTGCTGAAAACGCTAATTTGTTTTCTTTAGTAAATTCTATTTTATTTGCGCCTGTGTAGGTATTTGTTGTCTTTAAATCGACAACAGTCCCATCATCCTTGATAACACTGACACCACCATCGGAAGCTATCGCAATCGTAGGCACAGGTAAGCCCGTAGCTGCATCAATCGGGGCGTTGGGTAGCACGGTCATGGCTACATCGTTGACTATGGAGTTTACCAAAACTGGATATAATTCTGGTGTAAAATCGGTGTCTACATAATCTATTAAAGGAGTTACAAAGCCATTAACATTAACAGTGTCCGATCTGTGATAAGCTACATCTTCTATAAAACTAAAGATATCAACCCCTGCGTTATAAGTGGTACTAGATGCTGTTTTCCCAATTACTAATGTAGCATTAAGCATGGAGACTGTAGTTACTGGATAACTACCACCACCTATACGCATAATACCCGCACCATTTGACGTTGATGACGAAACAAGCTGCTTCCACATAGGCAGATCAGGGTCATCACCATCGTAGATCGTAACGGTATCACTCTCAGCCACAATCACAGCAACCGCAGGGAACTCCTTACGGCTACCACGAGTAGCAGTGTTCAAGGTTTCGTTATACCAGCTTGTGCCTTGTGTGCGCTTACGCCATGCACCACCGTCACTGTCCTTGCTGGTGTCATAAACGAATACGTCTACGGCTGTGTCAAGGATCTCTTTATTGTACTCATTGAGGTCAAGGCTGTGCCAGATGTCATTCAGTTTAGTACGAACTGATAGACCACTTTCGCCATTACTTATGGATGTTGCCATTTTGAAGTTTACTCCTAGATTCTTTTTCTTCTATCAGTTTATTCTCTTAGTGTTTGTTAGTTCTCTCTCTCTGAGAGCAGTCTATACGGTAGTCCAGTCAGCACTATCACGCCAGAACTCTGAGTCATTCCATAAGCCTGTATTCAACAACCAAGACTTACTTGGGTCTGTCTGTTCGAACTCTGTTGCTATTAACTGTTTCCATGAGAAGTAACCGAACTCAGCCTGGAAGTAGGCCAGCATACGGTCAGCCAAGGTGCCGCTTGTGTAGCCCTGGTCACCTAGGTACTTATACTGCATATCGTTAAGTGTGCCCGTGTAACCCTTCTCGGTTAGGATCTGGGCTTCTTGATCTGGGTCATCCGCAAATATCTGCATGAAACTCTAAGTATCCCTTAATTGACTTTAATGCCTAGGCGTTCTGCATCCTGAGAAAGTAATGACAAAGCCTGTTTGTTCTGCTCTTGCTCTTCCTTGGCTGCTAACTTCTTCTTAGCCTGAGAAGCATTGTCTTTATCTAACCAACCTTTGTCTAGCAAAAGTTTAGCCGCAGAGAAAGAACTACGACCACCAGTCTTCATTTCCTCAGCAATAGCCTTGATAGCCTCAGACTTAACCTTTACTTCTACTTCTCTACGCCAACGCTCTACATGAACCTTGACACCAGGACACTTACTTATGTTTTGCCATATGTCCCAAGAACCAAAGACTACCTGAGAGAACTCATACTCCGTAGGATCGTTAGGGACCATTGACAAATATAGAGCCTGAAGAGAAAGGTAATGCTTACCATGAGCCTCTATGTCCTGCTCCTTTAAGGTAAACAAGACATCTGAAGGATCTGCATAGGATAGCTCATAGAACAAACTTACTGTCCGAGCTTTACCATTAACACCTTTTAGTTGAGATAAGGAGAACATAAGTATACTAACTATTCTATCTTTTATTTTTTCTGAGGGTACAAGGTTAAGTATAGCACCATGTTTTTAAGGTGTCAAGAAGAAAATGACAAAAATAAGTAATTAAATTTTTATAGTCCTTGAGGTGATTTTAGGGATTGACAAGAGGCTCAGGAGTGTGTATAATTTCATTATCAGCCCGCCAGGGGTGATATAGTATATATCTATAGGCTATACCTTAGTATAAACTAAGGTTACCTTAGTATAGGCTAAGGTCCACTACGTAATCACTCTACGTAAGTACTTAACGTAGGTACTTAACACCAATAGGAGTAATAGTAATAGAATAATATTCTTTATGGTTCTTCTTACTTACGCCTAGTCCTAAGGACAGGTTCAGATTATCTCTGCTATAGCACCCCTTGGTACTTAAAATACCTTGGGGTGTTTTTCTTTTTGTTTATGTGTGTGTGTGTGTACTATGGCAATCCTTTTTGGCACCTAGGGAAAACTTATGAGAAAATTTAGGGTTGCATTGTACATACAGTAGGCACCCCCACGTCCCCCTTGGTCTCCCCTGCGCATCCCCTTACATTTAATGCCCCACCCCTAGGCTTTCCCTTGGTATTACCTGGGTGTTGCCTTGGTATTGCCTTAGTGTTGCCTTGATTGGGGTGAGGATAGCTTAATGTTAATAGGATTTACATTAGGTAGGTCATATGGGAAATAAACCTAAGCTCACCTTGAGCTATTCATGCCCCTGCAATCCCTAGGCTTTTCCCTGGGCTACCCTTCCAGGCATATCCTTGGCTAATACTTGGCTTATGGGATGTTTAAGATATTTCTTTCGGTAGTCATAAATTAATTTAAATTAGGTGTTGACAAATAGAATTATGGTTGTTTATGTTGGTGTCACTAACACAAACCCCTGAAAGGATCTAAGCCAATGGCTCACCCTCTAATTCATATTTCTAAAATGACTGGTAAGCTGGACGGGTTCCAGGCTATCAGCACTAACACCATGACAAACGAGTATTGCATTAAGCAAAACGCAAGTGGCAAGGCTGACAACATTTGCACCAAGTGTTACAGTCACACAATGCTAAAGTCATACCGAAAGAATATGCAACCGGCATTGCAGCGTAACAGTGAAGCCTTGGCTAATAAAGTGCATGATATGGATTACCTTCCGTCAATCAATCAGGCTTGGTTTAGGTTCAATGCTCATGGTGAATTGATTAACCTAACTCACCTAGAAAACCTAAACAGAATAGCAAGGAAGAACCCCCACTGTTCCTTTGCTCTTTGGACTAAACGGAATGATTTGGTGTCAAAATACTACAAGACAAGGGAAAAACCTAGCAACATGATCTTGATCTACTCTAACTCTAAGGTGTCAACTATTATGAGCAAGCCACCAAAGCACTTTGACAGAACATTTAATAATGTTTTAGAGCATGAGCATGTTGACAAACAGAATTGCACTGGTCAAAAATGTAAAGACTGCCGCCTATGTTATACTATAGGCAACCAAGTAACCACCATTGTGGAGATGGTAAAGAAATACTAAAGGAGAAACTAAAGATGTTCTATTGTATAGCAACCAAAGCCCTCAAGGATGGCACTCAAGGATTCCGCTTCAATGTGTGTGGCGTCAAAGGATTAACTCGCAAGAGGTTATTCAAGCGCCGCTGGGGCATAGCCAAAGGCAAGTCAATGGTGTCATTGCATATTGGTAAGCGTTCTGTTTATATTGAACGGAAGACAAACAAGACCAAAGGTAAAAGGATCAGGCATTTTGCAGGATGAATTACCTAAGTATCTCGAGAGAGAATTGGATCTGCTGGGTGTTGTGTCTCAACGCATGACACCTAGGCAACCACAAGAGAAACAAGAGCCACCTCAAGTATGGGATGGCAAAGGGGATTGTCCCTTTTAAATTAGGAGAAACTAATATGCTAGTGCAAGTTATTACCCTGAATATTTCCGATGGGGGTCAAACCACATATGTTGACATAGTAGGCACAGAGGATGCCGCAGAGAGTTATTTCATTTTGGATTTCCACAGAGAAGGGGGTGGGAATGGGACATTGAGAGTGTGCAAACTAGTGGAGGTAAGCCAATGATCTATGCAATCGCAGACGTACCACACGCAGATTATGACAATTATGACATGCTTAATAAGCTCTTTCACGCATTGTCACCGCTTGGCTGGGAGCATAGCTCGTGGAAGAATGACACATGCCCATCACTCCACTTTGATGACATGAAAGAGGAACGGCATGGCAACACCTGCCAGATATTCGTGGACTATGCAGACCCCGCCATGCGAGAGGATCCAGAGTGGCCTGTGCTGTCATTCAACTGCTATGACGCAGAGGGAATGCTGACACTCCAGAATGATTTTGACAATGTGGACAAGCTCCTAATCTATCTAACAGGGAAGGTGACACAATGACAAGGACAAGGGCAAGACAGTTAGAGGTTGTAAGGGTAGCAAGGGCCAAGGCATTTGTTGACAACTACAAGATGAACCAAGGCTGCAATAGGTGTGGCTTTGCCGAACATCCTGTAGCACTACAAATGAACCACATAGATCCCAGCACTAAGTTCAAGAATGTCTCTGAGTTAGTGAAGAAAGGTGTCATTGATACAATCAAGACGGAGCTGTCAAAGTGTGAGGTTCTTTGTGCTAACTGTCACGCTGTCCACACATATGCAAACCAACATCACAGAGAGGAGTTAGGCTCATGATCCGTATTGTACTGACCAGCAAGAGAACAAACCAAGAGATCTGCTATCATACATGCAAGAGACTGGACGAGGCGGAGAAACATGCCGAGATTTATAGTCGTATGGATGGTGTCAAAACGGAGATAGTGGGGGTGACACAATGACAAAGCGTAGGGACATAACACCAATAAGATCATACCAGATAAGACAAATAGATGTTATTGATGATGCTGACTGGCTAACGGAGCAAGAACGTGTCCATAGGTATGAAGAAGAAATAGAAGACTGCCTGTTGGTGGTGATGCCTAAGGAATATACCTATAGAACCCTTGTCAGGGACAAGCCCTAGGGTATCAACATTTTCAGATGTGTCAAGAGGGAATCGACATGGATTATGAAACAAATATCAGGCGTCATGACGGAGAGTATACCGTCTATGGAGAGCTATGGGATGATGGTATGGGGTTCTGGGATAAATGGGGTGACACAGGCTATACCTTCGAGGTGCAGCACGAGCCAGAGTTCTCTGTCACTGAGCTATACAACAAGGATGGCAAGCCCGTTCCATTAACTACCTTGACACCTAAGGAGATCCTTGTCATCATAGACATCTTCACACAAGACTATTGGGATCACATATTATGAATTGGAAATCACATAAGCCTTGTCCCTACGAGGATTGCGGTAGCACAGATGCCTTTAGCTATAACCTGGACAGCATGTCAGGTAGGTGTCACAGCTGTGAACGTAAGTACCCAAGGGACAAGGCAGCAAAGCTAGACTGGGCAGAGGAAGAGTATCCTACTCAGGGACAGCAGCAACAAGAGAAGGATGATTGGGACATGGAGCCAGCGATCAAGGCAGTGCCTACCGAGGTACTCACAGGCGTATACCGAACCATACGTAGCATCTCAGACCAGACCATGCGAAAGTATGACTGTAAGACATACCTAGACAAGGATGGCAAAGAGGTTAAGCAAGAATACATCTACCCTTCTGGTGGTGTTAAGACACGTTACTTCCCAAAGGAGTTCCGTGCAGTTAACCTCAAGTCAGACGAGCTATACGGTATGAACCTCTGGAACGCAGGGTCAGGTAAGATTGTGACCATATGCGAGGGTGAGCTAGACGCCATGTCTGCCTATCAGATGTGTCATAACCCTAAGTTCTCCTCTGCCTTTGTGTCACTGCCATCGGCAACACCATCGAAGAAGCTATGGACAAACACAAACGATTGGCTGTCATCCTTTGACAAGATCATTCTGTCTATCGAGCATGATGACCAAGGCAATGCCGTGGCCCAGCGCATAGCTAACCTATACCCCAATAAGGTATACCGTGTGCAGCATGACAAGTACAAGGATGCCAATGAGTTCCTTGAGGCAGGTGCAAAGAATGAATACTATAACGCCTGGATGAATGCCCGTAAGTATACCCCAGAGAATGTCATCAACACCACTGACCAGTTCCTTAGCCTCTACAACAAGGCAGAGAACCACACCTATGTTGAGACAGGCATACAAGACTTCGATGATATGTGCCTAGGCCTGATGCAAGGACACTTCACCCTGTTCAAGGCCCAGACAGGCATAGGTAAGACAGAGTTTATGCGCTACTTGGAGTATCGTATTCTGGCTAAGAACCCTGACATCAAGATCGCCACATGGCACATGGAGGAGACTAAGCTACGATCCTTGTTGGGTCTGGTGTCATACGACATCAAGGATAACGTGACCCGCATGGACTTGATCGAGGACAAGGGTGTCAGTGCCAAGGTACAAGAGTCAATCAGCAACATAACCAAGGACGAGAGACTATTCCAGTTCTTCTTGAATGACGAGGACGATCCCCTTGACCTGCTCGGGCACATACGTTATCTATCCCAGGCTTGTGATGTTAACTATATCTTCTTCGAGCCTATCCAAGACATCGCAGCTAACATGGGCGGTGACGAGAGCAAAGAGCAATTCCTTGCGGATCTATCTGTCAGGCTATCTAAGTTAGCCGCTGAGTTGAACGTAGGTATCGTGACCATCGGGCACACTAATGATGACGGTCAGGTTAAGTACTGCCGTATGATAGAACAACGAGCATCTGTTGTTGTTGATCTACAACGCAACAAGATGGCTGAGGACGAGGACGAAAGGAACACAACCAAGTTACTTGTCACAAAGAACAGACCAGTGGGTCCAACAGGGTACGCAGGACAACTTAAGTTTAACACTAACACCTTTACATTGGAAGAAAAGTATGCCTTCATTTGATGACCTGACAAACATGACAACAGTAGCAGCAGCCCTCTACTTCCTTGGGGTCTACTTCCACTACGTCCATGTCAAAACTATCTTTCACCTCCTCGATAGATACGAGGACTTAAACAAAACTAAAGCTATCTTCCACAGTGTAACGTGGCCTATCACAGTGCTAGTACTTATGTGGGATGAGTTCTTTGGAGCAGAAGAGGACGAAGACTTAGAATGAAAACCGTAGCAATGGACATAGAGACAGACGACATTGATGCCACACGCATCTGGGTTATCTGTGCCAAGGACATAGACACAGGGGAAACAGAACAATTCCTTAATGTGTCACACATAGAAGAGGAGAAACAAAGGTTCATAGAGTACTGCGCTGATGTTGAAACATTTGTATTTCACAACGGCATTGCCTTCGATGTCCCAGTAATTAACAGGTTGCTTGGTGAAACTGTTGTTGACTTACACAAAGTACTTGACACCCTGATTGTGTCACGCCTAGTGGACTACACTTTGGATGGCAAAGGACATAGCCTCAAGGCATGGGGGCGTAGACTAGGTGACCATAAGCTAGACTTCAAGGACTTCTCAGCCCTAACAGAAGAGATGATCTTCTACTGTCATCAGGATGTTACTGTGACGGTGCTGCTCTACAATACACTTAAGCCTGTCATCAATGACCCTACGTGGGATGAGGCTATCAGGTGTGAGCATGAGATCCAGATGCTATGTGAAGAGATGACAGACAATGGCTTCTACTTCGATCAGAACCAAGCAGAGACATTGCTTGATGAGATAGAGTTAAGGATGCTAGAGCTAACCGATGCCTTCCAAGAGGACTTCCCTCCCCAACTACAAGAGGTAAACCGTATAAAGTATAGGCGTAAGGCTGATGGTTCTCTTTTCTCTAACGTAACCAAGGCACACGAGCAGTACGAGAAGACAGTAGTAGACTGGGCAGCTCAACCACCTGAGCTAGTCTGCTATGACTACATAGAGTTTAATCCTGCCTCCCCTAAGATGCGTATAGAAAGACTTTGGGAAGCAGGGTGGACACCATATGAGAAAACGAAAGGACACATACAGTATGAAAGGGATGCAACTAGAACTGTTTGGTCATCAAGAAAGTAAGTCTTGCTCTAAGTGTGGTGAGGTTAAGCCTCTTGATTATTTCAGTAAAAATAGGTCAAAAAGGGATGGTCATCAAACAGAATGTAAAGTTTGTAATAAAGCTTACTGTCAAGATAACAAGGAAGCTATGGCAGATTATAACAAAGCTTACCGAAAAGCTAACAAGGAAGCTATAGCAGATTATCGCAAAGCTTACCGAAAAGCTAACAAGGAAGCTAACAGGGAAGCTAACAGGGAATACTTCAAAGAATACTATCAAACTAATAGGGAATATTACAATGAAGCAAACGTTAAAAGAGTTGCACTAAAAAAATCTAACACACCTGAGTTCATACTTGATTGTGAGGTAGAAAAGAAGAGAAGGGTAGACACATACAAGCTACGTAGCCTAATGACAAAGGTGACAGGCATTCAGCATCACGTCGATCACATGTGGCCATTGTCTGACGGTGGTCCTCACTGGTCAGGTAACCTACAGGTGATACCAGCCACTGACAACCTATCTAAGAAGGCTAGTGTAGACCTTGAAATAAAGATAACGATACAAGAAGGATTAGAATATGCAAGACAATGCTATGAGAGGAGATAAGTTTGCTAAGTACGGGTGGACACTATCCGAAGCAAACCTTAACACACTACCAGACTCAGCCCCTGAGGGAGGCAAGAGGTTAGCTGAGTGGTTGACTTTGGAGGGACGCAGAAGCTCCCTGGTGGAGTGGCTAGGCCACGTTAAGGACGATCACCGTATTCATGGTAGGTTTGCACACATCGGTGCATGGACAGGACGTATGGCACACCGAGCACCTAACCAAGCCAACATCCCATCGGAGTTCCATGGCACACCTAAGTCTGCCGTTGAGGAGGTGAAGCACAGGTACGATGGTAGGTTCCGCAGCCTATGGACAACGCCTGATGGTTGTTTGTTGGTGGGTACTGACGCAGAAGGTATCCAGCTACGAGTACTTGCGCACCTCATGAAGTCAGAAGAATATGTACACGCTATTGTGTCAGGCCGTAAGGAGAATGAGACAGACATCCACAACTTAAACCGCAAGGCCTTGGGTATGTCACACATCACGAGAGACATGGCTAAGACATTCATCTACGCCTTCCTGCTAGGAGCAGGTAACGAAAAGATCTCTCAGATCCTAAAGGTAAACCGTAAGGAAGCAACACAAGCAGTAGATAATTTCATGGAATCTATCCAAGGATTGTCTGAGCTGAAGAAGAAGATTATACCTTACGTTGCTGGACGTGGTTACTTCAAAGGTTTAGATGGGCGTAAGGTCAAGGTTCCCTCCGAGCACAAAGCCTTGGCTGGTATGCTACAGAATGGTGAGTCTGTCATCATGAAACATGCAGCCCTACAGTGGGTGCGTGAGGCAAAGCAGCAGAACCTAGACTTCAAGCTGGTCACCTGGCCTCACGATGAGTGGCAGACAGAGATCCGTGGTGGCATGGAAGAAGCAGAACAATTAGGTTCACTACAACGTCAATCTATTGTTGACACAGGAGTTAAATTCGGTATGATGTGTCCTCTAGCTGGGTCAACTGACATCGGTAAGAATTGGAAGGACACACACTAATGCTCCCTTATATTGTTGCCGGATCACCCATAATTTTTGTCTTGACAATGCAGGCAATAGTTTATATAGCTAACAACAATACCAAACGCCAGTAAAAGGAGATACCTCAATGGCAGCTAAGAAGAAAACTAAGTTCGGTGTATTCGAAGGTGAATTGTTTTATCCTCGTTTGTTCGAAGATACCATGGACACTTCTGAGTACCACGAACGTATACAAGGTCAGTACAGCACCATGTTCGTACCTAAGGACAGTGAAGAATTGAATCGTTTAATTGCGATGGGATTCCCTGAGGTTTCCCTGGGTCACCAGATGGTCAAGCCTATCGCAATAGCTGATAACCGCATGGGTGTTAAACTTAAGCGTCCTAATGTACACCCTTCAGGTATTGAAGACTTTGGTGGTGCACCAACAGTTACTCATGGCGTGACCAACCAGAAGTGGGATAACATCGTTGATGGAAACTTAGGTCATGGCACCAAGGCTAAGGTAAAGATCTCTATCTACGGTGAGGGTGAAAGAGCAGCGGTACGATTAGAGAAGGTTGGTGTTATCGAACACGTACCCTACCAAGAATTAGCTGAGGCTGAAGACCGCTGGTAGATAAACAAAGGGTGGGGCTTAATTGTCCCACCTTTAACCACTTAAGGATGGACAGATGATTAAAGCAACGTACATTGACCACATGGGTAATGACTTGACTGTAGCTAACGCAGCCCGTGTGTCATTCGGTAAGACATCCGAGATGGAAGACGATCCGTGGGGGCCACCAAAGCTCAAAGCTAAGGATGATAAGCTGATCCGTTACCTCGCCAAGCACAAGCACATCAGCCCGTTTGGTCATTGCTTCGCATCCTTCCACGTCAAGGCTCCTATCTTTGTAGCACGTCAGCTAGTTAAGCATAAGTTCCTGCGCTGGAACGAGATCAGCCGCCGTTACGTTGATGATGAGCCTGAGTTCTATGTACCTGACGTGTGGCGTGGGCGCAGTGCTGACAAGAAGCAGGGTTCTGAGGGTGAGGTTAAACTTGGAACACTAGATGATACTATAGTATCGGACAGCCCACATGAGGCACTCTGTGCGTACAATGCCTTACTAGATGCAGGTGTAGCCCCAGAGCAAGCACGGATGGTGCTGCCACAGTCTACTATGACTGAGTGGTACTGGTCAGGTAGCCTAGATGCCTTCGCTGATATGTGTAACCTGCGTTGTAAGCCCGACACACAGGCGGAGACACGAGAGGTAGCACGACAGATTGACCACAAGATGATTGAGTTGTTCCCTGTGTCTTGGGATGCACTAACGGAGGATGACGATGAGTGAAGTAAAGATAACTGAAATAACTGAGCATGAGGATGGCAGTGCTACGTTGCAGGTAGAGTGTGGCCCAGAGACATTTGCAGCCATATTTAACGTGGGCTTTGTGTCGTTAATTAAAACTGGCCTACACTGGGAGAGTGAGGATGGCTAAACTATACGACTTAGAGCCTATGATTATGGACTGCTGGCATGTATGCGATGACCTTCAGGTTATCTTCAGACAGATAGGTGATGGTGAGCGTGAGCCTACCCCAGACGAAATGATGAACACCCTGATGGGTATGCAGCAGCTATACCAGTGGAAGTTTGAGCAGTTGTTCTTCAAGTATGAGGAGGTACTACGTGACAGACAATGACTGGCCCTTAGAGGCAGACTTTAGTGTCATCAGACCTATGACACCAGAAGAACGTAAGGCATCCTTGGAGCGTGAAGAGAAGAACAAGTGGCGCAAGTGTGTAAGCTGTGGTAATGCAAGTAAGGATACATGGTGTGGCTTCTGTCTGGAGGAAGAGTGATGATAAACAGTGAGTGGAAGAAGTTGTTAGAGGAAGAAGAGAACTTTAAGGAGAAGGTAATGTCAGAACACACAGCAGACATCGTGAATGAGCCTGAACACTATGCCCGTTGGGAGATAGAACCTATCACATACATCATGCTAAATGACTTTGAGTTCTGGCGTGGGAATATTGTCAAGTATGCTAGTCGTGCTGGGTTTAAGTTGTACGATGGTAAGACTAAGGATGCTAGTGAGATCGTTGACCTAGAAAAAGTTATCCGTTACGCAGAGATGCGGATCAATCAACTTAATGGAGAGGATAAGTTGTGAACAAGCAAGTCCTAGTAGACGGTGATCCTTTTGCTTACAGAGCAGCCTTCTCTTGTGAGGATGAGTCTGAGGAGGAAGCCCTGGCTAAGGTTGATTCTGTTTTGGATGATGCTCTTAACGAAGTAATGTGGGAGGTGTCTGAGAATAACTATCAGATCTTCCTTACAGGTAAGGGTAACTTCCGTTATGACATAGCTGTATCCCATGAGTACAAAGGTAACCGTAAGGGTGTAGAGAAACCAGCACACCTACAGGCTATTCGTCAACACATGATTGACAACTGGTCAGCCATTGTGTCTAAGGGGGAAGAGGCTGACGATCTACTAGGAATTTGGGCTACTGCGTATGGTCCTAACGCCACCATCATATCCATTGACAAAGATATGTTGCAGATCCCTTGTCACCATTACAACCCTAATAAGAAAACCTTTACTACAATGTCAGAACGTGAGGGTGCTAAGTTCTTCTACACGCAGATCCTTACGGGTGATAAAGCAGATAACATCATAGGTCTCTATGGTATTGGCCCCAAGAAGGCAGAAAAGTTATTAGCTGATTCTGTTACTGACGAAGAGATGTACGAAGAGTGCTTACGTGCATACGGTGGTGAAGAGGATCGTGTCATTGAGAACGCCAGGTTACTATGGCTTCGTCGTTACGAAGGACAACTATGGGAGCCACCTAAATGCGTTTTAGATCAGGCTTAGAGAAAAGGACAGCTGCTTGGCTAACTCTTCGTAGGGTTAAATTCAAGTATGAGAAGACGAGAATACCTTACGCTGTGTCAGAGGTGCGTCACTACACACCAGACTTCCAGTTACCTAATGGGATCTACATTGAGACAAAGGGTAGGTTTCTTCCGTCAGATAGAAAGAAACATTTACTTGTCAAAAAACAGTATCCAGAGCTTGACATTCGGTTTGTTTTCAGTAATCCTAAGGCCAAGATCAGGAAAGGTTCTAAGACATCTTATGCTGATTGGTGTGACAAACATGGGTTCTTGTATGCACAAGAGTATATACCTGTTGAGTGGGTAAAGGAAAAGAAGAAATGATCTTAAAGATACACAGGGTAACAAGTGGTCCTTACTTCTTAGACGAAGAGAACTGCTACTATAACATCTGTTTAGTTGAACACGAGGATGGGACCATGGAGGAAGACGAGATACTTATGGATGACTTTGACAGTGCCTATGAAATGATTAAGCACTTAAGTACAACCATAGAGCCAATCATCCTAGAATATAATCTAGGGGCAAACTAATGGTGCTTGACAATGTTTGACTTAGATAGTAAACTTCGTGCTCTTGTCGAAAACTACGGCTTAGAATTGCTGTTAGAACAGAACGAGATCTCAGAAAGACTTATCATAGAATACCTAGTAGACGAAGGTCTTATAGACTTAGACGACTACTTCAACTTAGACGCAGAAATGGCTGAATGGAAAAGGATAGAAGAATGATTACAGCAGAAGACATCGAGGCTTTTAGCATTGTCAATGTCACACCTATGGAATACTCTTACTGGGTAGAGGGTAAGATCGTAACTGAGGGAGATAACAGACTTGTCGAGAACATCTTAGGTTTGGTTGGCGAGGCGGGTGAGGTAGCTGAGAAGATTAAGAAGTATCGTAGAGACAACACCAAGATCAACCAGAAGGAGATCATCAAAGAGTTGGGTGATGTTGTGTTCTACGCAACTGCCTTGGCTAACTACTTCTACAGTAACCTACCTGAGGTACTGGAGGCTAACATGGACAAACTGAATGACAGGTATACTCGTGGTGTCATTAAAGGCTCGGGGGACAACAGATGAAACAGAGATGGGTAAATAATATATTTGTGAGGTTCATGCGGTACTGTATTATGTGGTCAGAGCATAGAGCAGCAGTCAAGATCTTAAACCAATTATCCGATAGAGAACTAAAAGACATTGGCATGAGTAGGCAAGACATTGACCGTATGGTCTGGCTAGAAGAAGATAAAACAATGCGAGGACGAGGTAAATGAGCAGCAACCTACTACCGACAGACTACCAGACCTTTATTGCTACCTCACGGTATGCACGTTGGTTGGACAAAGAAGGACGCCGTGAGAACTGGGGTGAGACTGTATCTCGTTACATGGACAACGTGGTACGTCCTGTTGTTGGTGACAACACTTACATTGACCAGCTAGAGGAAGCTATCCTTAACCTTAGTGTCATGCCATCCATGCGTTCACTTATGACAGCAGGGCCAGCTGCTAGTCGTGACAACACTTGTATGTACAACTGTTCGTATCTACCCGTAGATGACCTTAAGGCCTTCGATGAGGCTATGTTTATCCTCTTGTGTGGCACTGGTGTCGGGTTCTCCGTCGAGCGCCAATTCATCAGCAAGCTCCCAGAAGTGCCTCAGCTCTTCGAGAGTGAGTCTGTCATTGTCGTTAAGGACAGTAAAGAAGGTTGGGCTAAGGCTCTCCGTCAAGTTATTGCACTCCTCTACAGTGGTGAGATCCCTAAGTGGGATGTATCTAAGGTGCGTCCTGCCGGTGCCCGTCTTAAGACATTCGGTGGACGTGCGTCAGGACCAGCACCATTGATAGACTTGTTTAACTTTGCTGTCAATACATTCCGTGCAGCAGAGGGACGTAAGCTGTCATCTGTAGAATGCCACGACTTAATGTGTAAGATCGGTGAGGTAGTTGTAGTTGGTGGTGTAAGACGTAGTGCTATGATCTCCCTGAGCAACCTTTCGGATGACCGTATGCGTCATGCTAAGTCTGGCTCATGGTGGGAGAACAATCCCCAACGTGCTTTGGCTAACAACTCTGTGTCATATACGGAGAAGCCAGATGCTATGTCATTTATGCGTGAGTGGACAGCCTTGGTTGAGTCAGGCTCAGGTGAACGGGGTATCTTTAACCGCCAGGCCTCAAAGAAACAAGCGGAGAAGAATGGACGCCGTGATCCTAACTATGAGTTCGGGACCAATCCTTGCAGTGAGATCATCCTACGTCCTAACCAATTCTGTAATCTAACAGAGGTTGTTGTTAGAGCTACAGATAACTTTGACAACCTAGCCCATAAGGTTAAGTTGGCTACAATACTAGGTACGATCCAGTCCACCTATACCAAGATGCCTTACCTTCGTAAGATCTGGACTACCAACACAGAAGCTGAACGTCTGCTAGGGGTGAGCCTTACAGGCATTATGGACAATCCGTTAATGACCAGTAAGAATGCTGGCTTAGATAAAACATTGGAGAAGTTACGTGAAATTGCAATCGAAACTAACGCTGAGTGGGCTGGCCTTCTTGGCATTCCTGTTGCTGCTGCTATTAGCTGTGTTAAGCCATCGGGAACAGTCAGCCAACTCGTTGACTCAGCCTCTGGGATACACGCCCGACACAATAACTACTACATCAGAACCGTTCGAGGAGACAACAAAGACCCCTTGACACAATTCATGATTGACCAAGGTATTCCTAGTGAGCCATGTGTCATGAAGCCAGACCAGACTACAGTGTTTAGCTTCCCTATGAAGTCTCCTGATAATGCTGTCACACGTAATGACACAACAGCAATAGAACAACTGGAGACCTGGTTGACCTACCAACGCCACTGGTGCGAACATAAGCCATCCGTTACGATCTCCGTTAAGGATGCTGAGTGGGTGGACGTAGGTGCCTTCGTGTACAAACACTTTGATGAGATGAGTGGTGTTTCTTTCTTACCTCACTCTGACCATACGTACCAACAGGCACCCTACCAAGACTGTGGTAAGTCTGAGTACGAACAACTGTTGTCACTTATGCCCGAGGCTATCGACTGGACTTCTCTTGCTGACTACGAGAAAGAGGACAACACTTCAGGTAGTCAGACTATGGCTTGCTCAGGTGACTCTTGTGAGATTGTGGACTTGACATGAGTTGGGTAGTCTTAGGTAGAACACAGTGCAACTTCTGTGATGATGCTAAGGCTATGTTGCGGGGTAGGGGGTTGACATACACCTCCTACACCCTCGACTCCCCTAGCAGTAAATGGCTATTGACATTAATCAAAGATGCTGGTATGACGACTGTACCCCAGATCTTTAACCCTACAGGTGAGCACATTGGTGGCTACACCGAACTAAAGGAACTACTCAATGACAGCAGTACGGAAGAGTTTTAGTCGAGCACTATACGAAGCGTATGATAGTCCTGCCCGTGATGCCTTGGTCTCCTACTTGGAGGCTAAGGGTCACACGATAGTTAACAACGAAGAGAACTTTAATGTTGACGTTGTATCACAGAAGAATGGATACACCTATTTCAATGAGGCTGAAGTAAAGACAGCGTGGAAAGCTGACTGGCCTACGCATTGGACAGAGATCCGTATCCCTGAACGTAAGCAACGTCTGTTAGATAAGCACACAGAAGAAAATGGTGTCCTTAACTTCTATATCTTTCGTCCTGACTTCAAGCAAGCATGGCGTATTAAAGACACACAGCTCACCAAGGAAAGCCTTAAGGGGGCTAAGGGTAGGTATATCACACATGGTGAAAAGTTCTTTCACATTCCTTATGTAGAAGCTGAGTTGGTTAGCTTATGAATAACATTGAACCACTACAAAAGCCTACACGTACCCGCCGTAAGACAAACTATAAGGGAGCAACAACAAAGAAGACATCAGGCCTAGTCCCTCGCACACCTAAGCAAAAGGACTTCATTGATGCGTTGTCAAGTAACAATCAGGTCTTTGTTCTTGGGCCTGCTGGTACTGGTAAGACTTACGTTACTGCCACCTACGCAGCCGACCTATATGCTACCAAGGCTATTGACAAGATCGTCATTACCCGTCCCCATGTAGCCGTAGGAAAAGAACTAGGGTTCCTTAAGGGTGACCTTCAGGAGAAGACTATGCCATGGGCCTTGCCTGTGCTAGACGTATTGGAGAAGCATCTTGGTAAAGGAACCGTTGAGACAGGGATCAAGAATGGCAACATTGAGATGGCACCTCTTGCACTTATGCGTGGGCGTAGCTTCGATAATGCCTTCATAATCGTTGATGAGACACAGAACATCACCACTCACGAACTTAAGATGTTGCTTACTCGTGTTGGTGAAGAGTCAACGATTGTACTTAATGGGGATGTCCAACAGTCTGACCTTAAGGAAGCCGATGGTCTCTCAAAGGTCATCCACTTAGCTAAGAAACATATGCTACCTGTGCCTATCATTGAGTTTGGTGTGGAGGATATTGTCAGGAGTGACATATGTGCTCAGTGGGTCAAGGTCTTCATGAAAGAAAAACTCTAACCTAAAAGTAAAGCCCCTTGGATTTCTCCTTGGGGCTTTAAACTTTATTTCTTTTTTGTCATCATCGTCATTGATTTCTTTTTCTTAACTGGTTTCTTCTTAGTTGCACCAGTTCCGTATGAAATCTTCTTACCGTTTTTGTATGGCATATTACTTCTTCCTTTTCTTTGCTGTCTTTGCCGCTTGTTTAAAGTTCTTATCTGTAGGTGCGCCTTTACTCCCTACCTTACGCATCTTCTCACCCGATCCTGCTGCTATTCGTTTACGTTTAGCATGGATGTTTGCGTATAATCCTTTAGCCATTAGGCACTCTCCCCTATCTTAAAGCAGTTGGGTCTTACGAAGTACCCATCCATCATGAACTTAGTTCCTACGGTTAAGACATCCGCCCTACACTGCTCCTCAGTAGGCCACAGGTTTTCCGTATTGCCAACAACAATACAGGATGAAACTTCAGGGGTTGAGCAAACCATTAGGACAGCTAACCACATTACCACTTTACCTTGTCAGCCCAATAGGCAGCTGACATCTTACCCTTGGCAATGTTCTTAGCATGACGGGCTTTGAATGCTTTGTTCCTTTTGGAACCATCGGGGCTACCCTTGACACCCTGTTGACCGAACCTAATTGTTTTAATCTTGTCACCCTCTTTGGCAACAACAACATGAGACTTGGTTGCATGACCAGGTGTAGCCTTAGGTTTATTGAAACCTGATACGCCAGCACGTTCTAGTCTTGGATCTTTCTTAGCCATCACCACTTCCCTTGTTTCTTGCCGAGGAAATAAATTCCCACGCCGAGGATACCAACGCCTGATACCACCACCAGAATGCCCAAAGTCCACTCGATAATCGCCTGCTTAATCTCCGCCTTGCGATATAGAGTTTTCTGACGATCCTTGCGCACTTGAGATTCGATGCGTAGAAGTTCCTCCCAAGCAGACTGACCATAGGCAAACTGGATATATTGCTTAATATCTGCACGAAGAGCCTCCGCTTGTTTCTTTTTGGCGAAGATGTCTATTGCACTGGGGCCAGTACCACCAAACAACACGGCATACCAAGGTTGATTCTCAGCTGACTTATGTGCAAACTCCAAGTCTGAAATAGCTCCAGCAAATTTAGCTAAGTCGTTAGAGATACCAGCAATATCTTTACCTAACTGTATGCCTTTCTTAATGGCAGATACGGCTGTCTGTGCTGCTGCAAAGGCTGTAAACGGATCAATCATTAGGTCTACCTAGGGTCACGGTTAGATGAAGTCTTCTCCATCATAACCCTAATGGACTTAATATTCTCGTCAATACGAGCTAAGGTCAAAGCCTGAGACTGGACTACATTCTCCAGGGCTGAAAGCCTTACGTCTTGCCTAAGCAATTCCTTCTCATTATTTTTGATGGTATTGTCTAACGATGACACATACCATACTAAAGAAACCGTTTGTATAAATATAGCCACAACAAATGTCAGTGGTACTGACTTAGATAAATGCCACTCTTGATCTTGGTTCATTTTGAAAATCCCGCACCGAAATATAGTCCAACGATAGCTGACACAATGTGTGTGTCCAGCGGTGTGATGACGAACCCTTGGGCAGACTGCCATACAATCTGCTTGTCAGGTCCAAACAGGAAGTTCCAGAAACCCCCTTGTACTTCTGTGTACCCTACAAACACGGGTACTTCTGGATACCACACAGCTACGAGCTTAGGTAGTACGATGATTGAAATGACAGCTGAGAGTGCTATGATCCTTCGTGTCCATGCGAAGTGTTTGTCTTTTGATCCATACTCTCTGGCCGTGTTGGTTGCTCCTATGAGCATAGCCTGTTGTTCTGCTTTGTTCTTGTTGCTTTGGCCCCATATGGACATGACACCACCTAGCACGGTGGAGAATAGCATGGTGATGAGTTCTAAGGGGAGACCAAACATTAGGGAGCCTTTATTTGAGCTATCAAATCACTTACAGGCTTGCCAGCAAACAAGTCATTACCATACGACCAGCCTCTATTTCCACCCATGTCTATGTGGAGTATATTGTTACCAAAGCCAAAGCCTTTAAACCCCGCCTTCTTTGCAACAGCCACAAGTTTTAATTTCTCAGAGTCAGGCATACCCGCTACAGAAATATCGAGAGCATCTCCGTGGAAGTGTCTTGAGTTAGGTGTGTTTTTCTCTCTAGTTGAACCCTTCTTTGGAAGAGCATCGTTTATTATTAGCTCCGCCCCAAAGTTTTGTTGTAATGTCTGGAAGGCCCCTCGAAGAAGGTTATCCATTCTTTCAGGAGCTTCTGGTTTTGTAAGTAAGGAAGCATTAGTTAAAGTAAACGTAGGTTTCATAGAAGTATTAGTTACAATCTTAAAACCTTTATCGTCCAACCCTTCTGGCCTCATTTGTGGCCTAAGGGAAGTCTCGGGTGCTGCAACATCTTTGTCTAGTTGTTTTATAACCTGTAAGTCAGAGGCTATATCAGCAGCAGGATCTACCTCACTTAGTGGTGCCGTAGACTCATCAGCAATAATATCCGAAAGCTCAGACGGTACCATATCAACAGGACGCATCTCGGGGCGTACCATATCGCCTGTGTCTCTAACGAAAGGCTCCGCAAGAGACTCAGTAATACCTGCCGCTTCTCTGGCTTTAGCATTTTCTTCTGCTGACTGACGAGATAGCTCTAGCATGTCCTTTAGAGTTGACACAACTTGAGCACGTTCTTTCTCTGCAACAAGAGTTGCTCTACCCTCTAAGTTAATGCCTGCCATTTTACTGCTGTCCCTTGACGTAGGTGTTGCCGTCAGGACCAATAAAATAGTCACCGTCATCAAGGTTTGCAAACATCTTTTCATCTGTATCCGTGTTGTCTGACCAGAGAATAGGATATGGTTTAGCCTCTGTACCCATTTGAGCATCTGCTTCTGGTACTGACACTGGTTTAATTAAGGCAGCTTCAATAGCTGCTGTGTCCATACCCAACTTCTTAAGCATCTTAGGGTAGAACTTAAGGATCTCGGACTGCTTGAGAACCTTGTTGTAAGCTACTCGTTCAGAGTTAAAGTTAAACCCTGCGCTCTGCACCTGGTTTCTTTCCATTGTTGGTAATTTACGACCACGATCAACAATCATAGCTGACACACTACCGTTATAGTACTTAGACGCAGCTGTGGTTACCAAAGGAACTACCGAACGATCCATACGGAACACACCACCCTCTGCACGAGCCTCCGTATCGAAAGTCACCTCGCCCAAACCTGTTACCTTCCAGAAGCTACCTTGTAGAGAACCTGAGGCAGTAGTAGAGGCCACATTGAACTGAGATAACAGGGCATCCTTAAGTTGAGCCTTAGCTACGGCTGCCTTCTCAGGGTCAAGACGAGAGATATTATCGAGCTTCTTAAATGTGTCGTCGTTAAGAATACCAGAAATAGTCTGCTGACTAAATAAAGTAGGTGATGTTGCTATGTTGACAGACGCCTGAGCAACACCAGAAAGGAAGTTGTCACGAGACTCAGGTTTATTTACAGATTCTGGTGTCTCAAGATTAATACTTAAATCAGAAGCAAAAGAAACAGCATCTGATCTTTCTTTATTGGTTCTGTCTGTAGCCTTAGATACTTCATCTTCCGTATGGAGATCAGGTGCAGTAAACTCTGGGCTATCATCAGAAGGAACCTCAGGCAGAGGTTGGTTTAGAGGGGTATACTGGCTGTCCTTTACCTGAATGTTGTTTAGGGTCTCAAGAACCTTAGGGGCGTTGTTAGCTAGAAAGGCGGAGAAGTCAGGGTTAGGTTGCAAGAGAGCAGCCTTGATTAGAGGGTTCATGTCTGGCATACCAATGATAGCTTCAGTAATAACCTCTAAATGCTCGGCCTTTGTCTTATTTAATACTTCTTGGTCATAAGACCCTAACGTAGTGACAAGCTCTTCAGTGGAATTTATCAAAGTTTGAATAGGTTTGTAGTCTTCGTCGGAGATACCAGAAGGACGAGAAGATTGAAGGTTAGACTTTAGAATTTGAAACTGAGTCTTTAGATTAACGAACACCTCAGGAGAAATATCTCCACCTTCCATCTCAATAGCAAGACCTGACATAGTGGAGTTAACAATACCACCCATCATGGTACGAGCATTAGGTATATACTCTTCTTGGAATTGCTTTGTATTCATAACCTTTGAGTTAGCAATCTGAAGTGCTGCCGCTTCAACCTTCTGAACGTCAGAGATAGCTAAACTTAAAACATCGTCTTCTGTATAGGGTCTACCTGAGGCATCCAGGATCTTACGGGCATTGAAGACATAGCCTGGGTTTTCCCTTAGCTTGTCTACTGAGCTGTTAATAGCTTCTTGTGCTGGGTCATAGTTTAGATAAGAAACATCAACACCTGTAGCTGTCTTAATCATTTCTGCTACGTTATCGTCTACGTCGAATCCTTCGTTAGTGTAAGATGCAACAAGAGAAGAGACAGCTGTTCGTTTCTGTAGTGGTGTTTTTCCTTTAAGATTGTACAAGGACTGTGACAAACGACCAACAGCTTCTCTTTTGATAGAGCTTTCTGTTTGTTTGACTGGTTGGTTAGCTCTTGCGTAGTCGTCTAGGGCACCAAAGATCCCCCTACCTAGCATGGCTAATCCGTCAGCAGCGGCACCTGTGCTAGTTGCGCTGGGCATTGTGACACCCTGTTCAAATGCAGCACCTGCATCACCAATATCTACAGCAAATCCAGCCATGGTTTATCCTTATTGTGTTTGTGTTCTAAACAGCTCTGCGTCATATTGAAGACCAAGCCTCATAGCATTACGCATGATGTCGGGTACGACAGCAACATTTACAAGACTACGTTGTAGGGAGTTTTTAAGTTGGTTAGAGAAACGTGAGGACCATACCTCATCATTAATCTCTTCCCAAAGTTTAGTTCCCCTTAGCATATCATCTTTGTCACCTTGTGTCAAGAGTGAAAGAGCTAGGGTAGCTTTCTGTTTTTGGTAGTTAGCAAACTCTTTATACTCTTGGTTCTCTCTATAGATCATCTCACGTATGTCATAGTAGTTCTGTACTGGTGCTGGTGTAGCACCGAAGAAGACACCAAAGGCAGCGTTAGGATCTAAACCACTTACAGCAAGTTTGTGTGTCTTACTGCGGTAGTTGCCTGTCTCTACAAGCTCACGGATCTTAAAACCTTTGTCGAAGGTGGAAAGGTTACGTAGGAGTTGCGTCAGGTCATCACGAGCCATGCCTGGGTTACCCCCTACCATAGCTTTGACACCCGACAGGCCAACCGTAAGCATGTCACCACCAATCTCACCTGAAGGACCAAAGAGAGTAGTGAAGAGATCATCCTCGAAGAGCTTACGATATGTGTCCTGAACCTGACCAAGAGGAGCTACACGCTGGGCGTAGGCTGTTTCTGTTCCTAGAAGATTAGACAAGACAGCATCAACTAAACCATACTTGATACGATTAAACATCTTGACAGACTCAGTATCTTCTGGGTCATAACCTAGGCTCTCTGTAATGTAGCCAGTCATCTTACCTGCACCTAGGCCTGTAAGACCAAACATCGGACCCATGACTAAAGCCATACGTACACGTTCACCTGCTGTAAAGTTACGACCAACAGCAATATTTTCCATAGCACGGATGGTAAAGGAAAGCCATTGAGTAGGGACACGCATAGGTCCACTCTGAGCAAAGTTTCTTGATTGTGTTGTCATACGGAATGTAAGGTCTTGCTCACGGTTAGTGATCCAAGTCTTACCTTCTGGTGACAGAGGGTCAATGCCAGGACGTTTAGCACGATGCTCTAGGAAAGCCGTGATAATACCTGTCATACGAGAGGCACGTTCACCTTCCTTAAAGAAGATAGTAGACTTGTCTAAGAAGTAGTTGACACCTTCTACTGCCTTACCTGTTAGGTTACTAGCCGCACCAAACTTTTGTGGAGCCTGAAGTTCTATAACTTGGTTGTCTACAATGTTACGACCACTCTCGTCAATGTAACGGACAAGAGTATTGATCTCGTCTAACTCTAGGCCTGTTCCCTTTGCTAGTCGTTCTATTGCTAACTTACGTGTAGTTGGGTTTGTAATATTAGCGATGGCAAGCATAGGCACAGTCAGGCCTATACCTTTAGTGCCCTGCACAGGGGAGATCCCTACGATAGTCAAGGCATGTAACCCTTGCAATACAAACTGGTCAGGGTTAAAGAAACCAAACTTAGAGTAGAAACCTACACGAAGTAACTGACTGCCAGGATCAGTCTTAGTGAAGTCTACTTTCTTACCTGTGATACCAAAGACTGCCTCGGTAGCCGAAGCTGTGAAGGTGTCCCATTTGTCACTTAGCCATGTTGACTGGTTAAGCCTACGTTTAATTACGTCTTGTTGCTCACGTAGCTGGGCAGCAATATCATTGAACTTACCTGTGTTAGTTACCTTGGCACCAAGGAAACGATTGAGGTAGTCGTTAGTAGGAACACCAGCAGGGAACTCAACAACACCACCAGCCTTCTCAGCTAGTTTGACCCAACCTACCAAGGCATTCTGGGAGGCTGCACGGTTAGCATATCCGAATGTTTCAGATCCAAACTGGTCAGCAATGGCTGAGATAGGGTTGGCGTTAGCAGCTTTCTTACCGCCAAACTCCATGAGAACATTGTCCCCACGTTTCATGTTTAGGCGAGAACCAACAACCTCTCCAAAGGTTGAACCTACGTTAGCTACATTCTCTCCTGCCTCTTCTACTGACACCTTCTCGTCACGAGCCTTGAACACAAAGTCCTCAGAGAAGTTAACCTTGTACTGTTGGGAGAGCTTCTGTAAGTCCTCTAGGTCAGTCGTATGTTTTCTCCAAGTGTTGTTGTTTCTGATAACGTCACCAAGTTCGTCATACTCAGCTTTAGTAAGTACAAGCTCTTTAATGTCCTTGACACCATTGGCACTCAGTAGTTCTCTTACTTTGGTTGAGATGTTGTTTAACTCAGTCCTTGCGAGGATAGCCTGGTCTTTACCAAAGGAGCCAAGCATAGTCTTGAAGCCACCTGAGATCTTGTTACCTGACACCAAAGTCTGTTCTTTAGTTAAGCCTACAAACCAACGGAACTCAGCGTTAGTACGAGGACCACCAACATTATAAGGCATAACATCTACTCGTTCGAGTACACGAGTGGACTTTACATTAGTGACATAGAGGTGGTCTAGGTGTGTCTCTGGTACTTTAAAGGATACTTGGTCAGGCCCAAGCTCTTCCTTACGCAAGCTACGGCCTGTCTTTAGGTCTAGGATAAGTTCGTCATCAGGAATGCGAATTTTCTGACCATCCACACGGTACACCACATCTCCGAAAGTATCCGTGAAGTCAGCGTAGATACCACCCTCAGCAACTATCCTCTTTAATCTCTCAGAGGATTTGATCTGCCATGTGGCGTCATTAATATCCTGGACAGCTTCGTAAGCATCCAAGACTTTATTAGAAGGTGTCGTCTTGTACATAGTCTTGTACATAGATTGGAAAGACTCTCGTGTTGGAGCCTGACGCATATGCGATAGGTCACCGTCACGGAGCTGCTCAAAGAAGTCACTTAAGTTCTCTAGCTCTTTACCTCTTACAGCACGAATAGTCTTCTGGTATGGTTTAAACAACTCACTTATAAGTGCTTGACCAGCTTCAGCCTGCATAAACTTAGCACCTAGCTTATCACCTAGGCGTAAAGTAGCAGCACCAAATACTTTATTAATGGCATCACCAACAAAGGTGCCTTTGGCTAAAGCCTCGGCCTGCCCAGGTAAACCTAGGACATTTATTCTTTGTTCTGTCTCAACGAACCAGCCACGGCCTTCTTCTCTTTTGACAACCCTAAGGCTAGGGTCTTGGGCTGCAATGTCTTCTGCATCTACCTTACGTCTAAATGGAGCACCCGAGCCTTCCTTACCCATACGAACGATAACCTTGAAGTCATCAGATCCTTCGTCAATAACAGAACGAGTACTGACAACAACATCGTTTAGACTATCTGCAATACGAGCAGCAATATCTGTAGCTCGTGCTTCGATAACTGCACGAGGAATGTACTCCCCAAAGGAACCCTGGCGATTGATCTGCTCAAGTTTCTCAGTGATGATATTCTTTCTTGTACCGTTACGTACCTCAACACCAGAGGGACGAGCCATAGGTCCAGAGGCAGGGTCTAAGTCCTCAGGAAGCATACGCCCTGCCATGATCTCGTCTGTCTGTACACCTGCGTCATCCACAAGTTTAGTTGCCGCAACAGCCGCTGGTACTTCTCCGTCGATAACAGCAACAGCATCAATAGGACGACGAGCCTTTGACAAACTAAGGAGCTTACCTGTACTACTAAGACCAGCCTTAGCTAACTTAGTGGCACCTAAAGTAGCAATGTCAGCTGCACCAAAGGCAGCATTCAAGCCAGCCATAGGGTCATCCCCTAGGTATGTGGCATCGTTAGCTGCTTTAAATAGATTCCAGATGCTATCCTCTGTGAAGATACCTTCTGATGCTCTCTCCTTGATGTATTCTTTAGCCCACTCCTTAAACTCGTCAGGTTTAAGTGTATTGAAGGCTTCTCTGATTTCTGTACCCTCACGATTAGAACGGAAGGTTACATTCTCAAAGGCACCAATAGTAAGCTCTCTTAAGATATTAACATCAAGGAATGTGACAACTTTAGAGAAACCTGACTGGTCATTGTCTTCGAACGCCTGTTGCATCAGGTCATTCCAAGTCTCCATATTTGTCATTGTACGAGCAGCGTAGGCATTGACACCATTATCACCAAGCATCAGGTTCTGCATAAGCATGTACTCACCCAAGGTCATATCCTCACCCTTGGCTGTACGCTGTTCAATAATCTCTGCTACTTCTTCTGGCTCTAAGCCATCCTCAATAGCCTTGTTAATTGTCAAGGCATAGTCAAAGTTAAGTCCTTGTGTTCTTGCTGCTGTCTCTGCTGTGTTGTCCCCTACGGCACGTTCAGCTTCTACTTGGTCTACTGGAAGGTCTGTTGCCAAAGCAATGCCTTGGGATTTCTTACGTTCTACATCACTAAGAGGATTGTAGACAGAAGGCTCTTCAGCCAAGTCTAAGTCCTGCTGTAAGGCAAGTTGATTGAAGATCTCATCTTCTAAGGTCAGCAGAGTTGTCATTTTTGTGGACCACCATCACCAAATCCTTTAGTAGCACCAAATGCTCGGAAACCTAAGTCAGCGATAGTACCGAACATCTGAGCTTGGGCACCTGCTTGTGCAGCTTGGCCTGTAAGAGATGTGTATTGTTGACTTAAACCAGACATCATGCTTCCGAAGCCTAGGTTAGATCCTAGTTGAGAACTAATACCAGACTGACCACCAGCTAATGCTGAACTATCTGACACACCCATAGCTTGAGCTTGGGCTTGCATTTGTGCTCGTTGAGCTAGTGTTGCTCGTATTGCTGAACGCCTCTGACGTTGAGCTTGTTGACGTTGTTGTTGTATCTGTGTCTGGGCAGCAGATCTTGCAGCACCAGCGGCTCTTTTCTGTGCGTTGTAAGATGCTACTGTTCCTACCGCAGCGACACCAGCACTAACAGCAGCTATTGTAGGTGCATATGCAGCTATGAATGTTCCAATACCTGTTGGCATTTTAAATGTCCCTTCGGAAAGTGGCTTCTATTTTTCTGTAACCAAGTCTATTATACAGCTTAGTTAAGTCTGTGAGGTCTTCTATGTGAGACAAGTTGATGCAAATAACACCATTGTTTTTAGCCCAGTCCTCATAGGCTTTCAGCAGTCTTATAGCTGCTG